CCAATGTTAAACTTAAAACTAAGGACCAGATTCGCATTAATCGCGTTGATAGTATTGACGAAAAGACATCCGATATTTACGAATTTATATTATATAATCATTTTGAACAAATGATGACCGAGCGTTCAGATACAAACAAACATTGGATGTTTCATTATTACACACTAAGGAAGTTATTGAGTAATAATGTTGAAAAGATCAATACATATTTGAAGAATATTATTATAGCTGTTCTTGATATTATTGAAAATGATATAGATCTCGGCTATATTGTAGAGAATTCGGTGCTATTTATTGAAAAAAATGTAAATTTATTAAAATATGGCGATCTAACCTTATATGGTCACCAAAAAGAAATATTTACAGCCATCAAAACCAAACAATCCAAATTAATACTGTATATTGCTCCTACTGGTACAGGGAAAACGATGACTCCACTTGGTCTGTCTGAGAATCATCGAGTTATATTTGTTTGCGCAGCAAGACACGTTGGGTTAGCATTGGCGAGAGCAGCCATTTCTATCAATAAAAAAATAGCCTTTGCGTTTGGTTGTTCGACTGCTGAAGACATACGTCTACATTATTTTGCGGCAAAAGAATATACTGTTAATAAACGCACAGGTCAAATACGAAAGGTTGATAATACAGTTGGCAACAAGGTTGAAATTATGATTTGTGATATTCGATCATACTTACCAGCAATGTATTATATGTTGGCCTTTAATCGAGCAGAAAATATTATTGTTCAATGGGATGAACCAACAATTACAATGGATTATGAAACCCACGCATTACACGCAATTATCAAGAGGAATTGGAAGGATAATCTCATACCAAATATGATTTTATCATCGGCTACACTCCCGAAACAACATGAATTAATACAAACCATTGCTGACTTCCAGACTAAATTCCCCAATTCAAAGATATTTAATATTGTCAGTCATGATTGTAAAAAATCAATACCTATTATTAATAATAATGGATATGTTGTAATGCCACATTATCTAAGCGAACATTATGAGGAAGTACTCAAAGTAGTTGAACATTGTGATGATAATTTAACACTACTTAGATATTTCGACTTGAAAGAAGCGTCTGAGTTTGTAATATATGTTGATCAAAATAATTATATTAAATCATCGGCTAAGTTTTTAAGAAACTTTGCTAGCGTTGATGAGATTGATATGATGAGTATTAAATTATACTATTTGAAGGTTTTGAAAAATATTATACCCGGTACTTGGGGTGAAATTTATACATATTTTACAAATTCAAGAAAACAACGTATTGTACCAAATAGTAAAATTGATGCTACTGGAAATAAATTTTCAAAATCGGTCAGTTTGGGTCCTGGTATAACTTATAGAACAGGTATTAGTAACAGCATTACTAATAATCGAAGGGCCGGAGCGCCACTGGAAAGAATCGCAAGTCAACATGAGTCAAATGTGATTGTTAAAACTGAACCCAAGGGCAGCTGTGCCATATATATATCAACGCGCGATTCATATACGCTCACAGACGGACCTACTATATTCTTAGCAAATGATGTTCACAAAATCGCAAAATTCTGTATCCAACAAGCAAATATTCCAGCAATTATCATGAAGGATATTTTGGAAAAGATCGAGTTTAATAATATAATTAATGAAAAGATTGGAGCCATTGAACATGAGATGGCATTTGAGGAAGAGAAAATTACCAATAAACTATTTGGATCAACTGGCGCCTCATCAAAGTCCAAAGAGAAGAAGAATAAATCAAAATCCAAAATTGCCGCTGAAATGGTTGATAAATCGGATAATGTAAATATAAATAAGATGCGGGATTCATTGGAAGAGTTAAAGAAAATGATAAAAAGTGCTGCTCTAAATGATGTATTTATTCCAAATAAATTGGCTCATCTTGAAAAATGGGCAGACGATATTAATACTGTAAAGGCATTTACTAGTAATATTGAGGATCAAATAATAACTTCTATTATGTTGTTAAAAGACGTAGAAGATAGTTGGAAAATATTACTATTATTAGGGATTGGAGTATTCACCGAGCATAAGAGTATTGCTTATACTGAAATTATGAAAAAACTCGCAGATAAGCAACTATTGTATTTAATTATTGCCGATAGTGATTATATATATGGTACTAATTATCAGTTCTGTCATGGATATTTAAGTAAGGATTTACATATGACTCAGGAGAAGATCATTCAGGCTCTTGGCAGAATAGGTCGTAACAATATCCAGCAGGAATATAGTGCTCGTTTTAGAGATGATGATCAAATTAAAACATTGTTTACTAAATTTAGATCAGAAGATAAACCAGAGGTATTGAATATGAATATATTATGTAATTCTGGTAATATACAATGGAATAACAAATGCTCTTGTTATGAAGATGTACCTGAGACGGTATCTGGATCTTTAGCAGAGGTGACTATTATAAATGATGAAGAATGTGGCGAAAGTGACGGTGAAGAAGATGATGATGATGAAGGTGAAGATGATGTAGTTGTCGCAGATAAATAACAAAATAAATAACAAAATAAATAACAAAATAAATAACAAAATATTAGTATTAAATATATTTTTTTTGTAATATGTATTGTATATTACAAAACAAATGAAATGTTGTATATGTGGTCCTGTAAGAAATTGCGCACCATTTTTAGATATTATATTTAAAAATATCGAAAAAATAGGCGCCTTATTTGATGATTATAAGATTATTGTATATTATGATCAATCAAGCGATAATACATTAGAAAAGTTAAAACAATATAAAAAAAGAAACAATAAATTAGACTTTTTTGTTGGTGGTAAACTAGTCTCTATATACAGAACACATAGAATTGCTCATGCGCGCAATGTTTGTTTAAAATATGTAAAGGAAAAATATGATATGACTGAATATCCATTTTTTATAATGATGGACTTTGACGACGTAAATGCCAAACACGTCAGACCAGAAATATTACAAAAATACTTGACTAGAAACGATTGGGATGGATTGTCATTCAATACAAGCCCAAAATATTATGATATTTGGGGATTATCTATTTATCCTTATTGTTTTAGCTATAATCATTTTAAAAATAATTCAATACACAATTATACCACAATTCAAAACTATATAACTAACAAATTAAATAGATTAAACCCAGGAGAGCTCTTACAATGTATATCTTCATTTAATGGGTTTTCTATTTACAGAACTAACAAGTTTTTAAATACAAATTATGATGGCCGAGTGCGAGTCGATTTAATACCGCCACATTTATTAATTGCTCATGGTAAAGCCGCACAATCAAAACTAGTATATCCAGATTTAAATCATGTAAAGGCTTATGCGGAGGATTGTGAACATAGAGCATTTCATGTACAGGCAATAAATAATGACCAGGCTCGAATTATGATCACAAATGATGTATTATTTGTTTAGATGTTTATTAGAAATGGCTTATTTATGTCCGCTTTACACATATTATATTTATGGTCACTAAAATAATCATTAATATTTTTTATTTCATTAGAAATAGTGTTATCATTTGGGAATGATAATAAATTTCTACAATCTGGGCGACAATTTGGAAATCTTTCGTTAATTAAAAATGAATTATAATTCAACTTATTAAAAAACAATATTATTGATTTATAATTATCAGTTGTTAAATGATTTTCCCATACTATTATTGGTCTGTATTTTTCTATTAACTTAATTGTTCCATTTAATATTTTTTCTTCAAACCCTTCAACATCTAAATGTATAAATCCAATATTATTTATAATATTATCATTATCGAGTATGTCTAATGTAGTAGTAGTCATTTTAATAGAACCATTTTTTATATTAAATTCAGTGTGTTTTATATCTCCATTAGCATATACTTGCTCTACTGTATTTGATATACATCTTTGTATTGTAAATACATTATGTATATTATTTAATCTACAAAGTTGGTTAATATAATTTATATTTTCTAATGAAGGATCAATTGCGTACACAATTCCAGAAATTCGCATTGCCCATGGTATAGTATTATCGCCAATCCAAGCACCCAAATCAATAATATTTTTATTTTTATCAATTAAGTTATGTTCATAACAATATTTAATAAATAATCTAAATAATGGCTCACATGTGTCACGATGTTCAAACATTTGATAATATCTGTGTAATTTATCATTATTATATGGAATATTAATAATTAAATCCTCATTTACAAATTTAATAGGTTTTCTCATTATAAAATTAAATATTATATTAGCAACCATGTTTTTTCCAAATTCTGTAAAATGAAACTGATCTATTAGCATTTTAGCTACACCATTTTTATTTATATCGTCATTCCAATTTAATAAAGTAATATTGTTATTATTTTTGCTAACAGTTTTTAATCTATCAATAATATTATTTCTATAACTTAATACATGATCTGGTATAGTATTTTCATGAACACCTTTTATAGGGATCCCTTTAAATTGTGTAATTGGAGGTAGTAATATTACAGGACAATTCATTAATTTTGAGATTTCAATAATATTTGAAATTGTTTCCGTTTCTGTTTCACATTCAATAATAAAATCATCTTTATTATGGTCTCCTTCTATTTCATATGGAAATATTAAACCAGATGGTTTATGTATTATTTTTTTAATAGAACAAATTTCCAAAACAATATATTTATAATTTGTATCAGTTATTATAGTTTTTCCACCGTGTTTTAAAAACACATTTTTATAAATAAATGGCACATTTATCATTTCTTTATACCTATTATCTTTTAATAAACGTAAATTCTGTAAAACATCACTACTTGATGTAGTATAACCTAATGGTCTTACATTTATTTTATAATTATTATTTTCATAAATATATGGATATGTTTGGGATTTTTGCTGTAAATCATGAATATTAAATTTATCAATTCTACATGTACCAAATACTCCTATATTATTCTTAAAATTATAGGCTTTATTAAATAACATATTAAACTCCTCTGTATTCCATAATGTTTTTAATGTATCAAATGTAAAACTTAATATATGAATTTCCTTATTTGGGTAAATGCGACTTCTTAGGATTTTATCGTCATAATATAACTGTTTTAAACCGTCAATTGTCGCATGCGTATTACCATTTTTAGACCAAATACACAATCCATTGATACTATTTTCTTGAATATTTGATCCAATAATATTAATATTTTTAAGTTCTCCTTTATTTTTAATATAAATATAATATCCAAATAAATCTTGTAAATCATATCTTAATTTTAACCCTTTGTTGGTTAATTCATTAAATGTTTTAATAAGATCATTATATAAATCAATATTTATTTTCCAAAAGTTTCCTTGTATATATTTATTTCGTTTTATACAAATACTCACATTATTAGAAAATAATTGATTATCCGTTATACAATCACCGCCATTTTCAATAAAACAATTATCAAGATCATTTATATACGTAATGTCATATGTAATTATTGTATCTAAATCTACCCATGTATAATTTTCTTTAAATTCATCGTATAAATCTTTATAAATATTAATTTTATTAAAAGACAAATTTAACCAATCATTATTATAATTTTTAGATATTGTTTTATCATAATACTTTCTAAACGTAACATTTTTATTATCTAATTTAATATTAAAATTAGTATAAACAATTAGTTTATATTTTTGAATATAATTATCTAATGATTTTATAAGCATCAATAAACATTTTGTTAGTGTATCTTGAGAATGTTTCTTAATATCAACACAAAAGGTGTAAAGTAGCATCAAATATATATATTATAAAGTATATTATAGTTTATAATTTATAATTTATAATTTATAGTTTATAATTTATAATATTTTAACTATTACACCTTTTCTCTTTGAATATGCCCATTTTATGGGCATTTCATCAACGAAAAGTAACAGTTGCCATGCGCATTTTCCCGAAGGGAGCGCAAAGGTGTAAAAACTACGTTTTTCCAATGTGTAATTGTTAGTTTATCATAATTAAATGTCATATTTTTGAATCTTTCCATTGTATCATCTAACAACTGTTGGTTAATATCTTTCCAATCATTTACAAATAAAACTGGAAGATCTTCAAATAGTTTTACAAATTCCCTTGATTTTATAATAGGAATTGAGCCTAATATCAATGCCTCCCACGTTCTATGACAATCCATCCCCTGACCATAAGGCGATACAACAAATGCGTATTTTGTAGTATGTATCCATGTTTGTGTTCGTTTAAGTTTTTGCTGATACATTACCATTAATGATTTTGGTATATCTTTCAAACACTGTTTTCTTTGACCAAATCTGTCGGCATTTACATCAAAATTAACATATATTTTATTTATTCTTTCATAGAATGGTATTGAATGTGCCATGGTAATCACATTATTTAAATATTTTTCCTGTTCGAGTGGGGTATTGCCATCTGCTATTTTTTTCCATTTTTCTGGACTATTATATACTGAATGATAGTCAATGCCAAGAGGCACTTGAATAATTTTTGGATGATCTAATATTGAATTATTTTGTGAACACCATTTTATTAAATATTTGTTATTAATTAATTTGAAAAAATTTGGCTGTGTTAATGCTTCAACTGGGCATGTTTTTATTGACATACCAGTAAC